GATTAGATTTGGCTACCCGGGGAATCTTTCGTATCTTCATGTGTTCGAATGAGTCGAACAATATAATTACTTACAACTGGTAGTGTATGATTAGTAGTGTAAATTAATAACTAAAGATAATAGAGATGAAAAATAGAATAATTGAAATATGTGAGTTAGGAAAGCCACAAAGTATAATTCATAGAGAAAACCAACCAATTACAGAACTAATAAAAACAGATAGTTTAATAGAAGAGCTTAACCAACAATTACGGTTACACGTTGTTGTTAAATCGTCTTGCGACTATTGGGAAAATAACCCACAAATAAGTAGTGCAACTTCGTGTAAAAACTGTGGTAAGGAAAAGTGGGAACATTAAGCAATATGTTTTACAACGTTGAGTATAAAAATTGAAGTGTTTAGATACGCAAAAACTTAGGATAAATAAATACATTAATAAACAAGCGGAAGCCTTATAAACAGCCTAAAATAGCTTTTGTTTTTATACATTGTTAGGCACAGTTAATTATGTTAATATTAAAAATACTTGCTTTTTGTACCTTAATATCCTTTACAAATTTACTTGGGTTTTACCCTGCAAAAGACAATGTTACCGAATGGGTAAAAGACAAAGGAACGTTTATGAAAGTATTAGTTTATGGGTATGGAATAACTGTACTGATAGGTTGGTTACACTTAATTGGATTGATAATGTACTTATGGTTCTCTTAATTGTGCCTAACGTTTAGTATATGAAGATTGCGATTATTAATAACTAAATTTAATTAAAATGATAGAACAAGAAAAAAGCATACTATTAAGTAAATATGAAAAGATTAAAGGATTTTCAAGTGAATTATTCGACAATGAAGAATGGAGCGAATTTGATGCTTTTTGTGTAGGGTATAATCTTTATAAAAAAGAACAGAACTAAGCATTATTTATATACATTGTTGTATTTGCGTTTTAATGAAATACAACGGAATTGTACAAGAATAGTTGCGACATAAAGCAAAAAGTAAATAAATAAATATTAACCAAGAAGCATTAAAACACTTCATTAACAAGCCCTAACTAGCAATTAGTTTTGTACGTTGTTAGGCACTTTTAAAATTATGGTAATAAATAAACAAGACATTGAAAGCATTGTAATAGGAGATGGTAAGCTAACAATAAATGCAAAAGATAAATACAGCGTAAGGCATAAAATATACATTGAAATTAAAAATGTAGAAACTGAAGTAATTAAAAAGTTTGAGCAATAATTTTAATTGTGCCTAACTGTTGAGTATGGCACGTTTTAATGTGCTATACGCTGAGTTGTAAACAAAAACATCTATATTACGTTATAATTTTAATAGTAAACTTATGGCTAAATCAAATGAAATAAAACCTACTGATGGTAGGCAGTATAATAAAAGAAAGAAAGGTCAGTTAGATGTAGTAAAACCTACAACAGCAGCAATAAATAAAGCTAAGAAAGAAAGGATGAAGGAGTTCGGGGTTAAAGCCATTAAAAAGGTGTTTGGTTCTGAGCAAGACTTTTGGATGAACTTAGCAGAAGAAGCTAAGAAAAACCATAACGATAGAAAACTATTACTAGAGTATGTTTACGGAAAACCCAAAGATGGATTTGGAAATAATACTCAAAGAGCTGTAAATCCTGTTATAAATTTCTATGGACACCAAGCACCTGCAACAGATAATACTATAGATGTAACTCCAGAAGATGAAGAATAGCATAGACTTAAACGACAAATACATACCATTATTCAAGAATGAGACAAGATATAATGTTATTACTGGAGGTAGGGGTAGTGGTAAATCATTTGGTATAAATGTATTCCTGCTAAATCTTACCTACGAGAGTGGGCATAAGATATTGTTTACTCGTTATACGATGTCATCAGCCAACACATCTATTATTCCAGAGTTTGTAGAGAAAATTGATATGATGGGAGTAAATGCTCACTTTAGGATAACTAAGGATGAGATAACAAATATGCAAACAGGTTCTTCTATTATTTTTAAGGGAATAAGGACATCTAGTGGTAATCAGACAGCAGCACTTAAATCTTTAAATGGAATTACAACGTTTGTAGTTGATGAAGCAGAGGAACTTGATGATGAAGGTACATTTGATAAGATTGATTTCTCTATACGTTCTCTAAACAAGCAGAATAGGGTTATTTTAATATTAAACCCTACGACAAAAGAGCATTGGATATACCAACGATTCTTTTTAGGTAATATTGTAGACGAAGGATTCAACGGAAGTAAAGGAGATACAACCTACATACACACAACCTATAGGGATAATAAAGATAATTTATCAAAATCATTCCTTGCAAGAATATTAGATATGAAGGCTAAAAGACCAGACAAATATCAACATCAGATATTAGGAGGATGGTTAGCAAAAGCAGAAGGAACAATTATAAGAAATTGGAAAGTTGGAGATTACATACAAATGGAAAAGACTATCTATGGACAAGATTTTGGGTTCTCTGAAGACCCTACAACGCTCGTAAAGATATCTGTAGATGATTTTAATAGTAGAGTCTATGTAAAGGAGATTTATGGTAAAACAGGTCTTTCTACGTCAGATATTGCTAATATGAATAGAGCTGAGTGTGGCTTAGATTTGATAGTTTGTGATTCCTCAGAGCCTAGACTTATAAAGGAGCTGAAGAAGAAAGGATTAAACATCCAACCTGCTGTAAAGAAAAGCGGTAGTATATTGTCTGGTATTGCCTTAATGCAGGACTATGAGATTATAGTAGACCCAAGAAGTAAAGGTGTTATAAAGGAGTTTAACAACTATGTATGGCACGAGAAAGGTGTAAGACCAATAGATAAGTTTAATCACTTTTGTGATGCGATTAGATACGCTTTGATGAGGCTAACAGCTTCAAAGAGCAAAGGTATTTACACGATAAGATAGAGCGTTTAATATAAAGGGGTGCGTTTATTATGAAGGGGTAGCAATTAATTTTGTTGCTCCTTTTTTATTTTTTATTCCAGAGCTCCAGAGTTTCCAGTAATTTATTTATGTTTAATATGATGGGGGTACTGTGTTTAATATGAACCCCTGTGTTTAATATGATGGGGCGTTTATTATGATGGGGGTCGCGCGCACGCGCGCACGCACGCACGCACGCACGCACGCACGTGAATACAATAAATAATTGGTATAAAAAAATTTTTAAGTAACTTTAACATTAAATTTATATTCATTCTAAATAAGTAAAAAAAATACATTTTACATTGCTGTATTGAAATATTTTTTGTAGCCGTGTACGTGTAAATTTGTTCAATTTTATATTTCAAAATTAGGAACTACAAAACCAGTTTAAAACGTTATAAAATTAATTTTTGCAAAGTTTTTTGTTTTTTTTGTTGTGTATTTAAACAAGTTTTGTATATTTGCTTATGCTTCTTTAAAGGGAGCTCGGGAGCAGTAAAGCTACTCACTGGAAAATTTCTACATAACTGGCTAAGATACAGGTACAAAGGTTCGCAGGCAAAAATCTTGAAAATTTCAAATAAAGCTCGTATATTAATTTATACGGGCTTTTGTTGGTATAAAATAATATTAACTAAAAAAATAACAAAATGATTAAAATACAGCATTTAGGTAAAAGTTGGTATACAAAAAATTTATGCGACTTTTTAGAAATTGAGTTTAAAAAACAAAATGTGGTTGAAAAATTAAATTACGGTTTAAAAAATTGTGAGGTTGAAAACTGGGGTGCTTGGATAAAATTCAACAACAAAAAAACAGCCAGCACAATTACTTTAAGTTTAAATGAAGCCCAAATTTTAAAATTTGAGCGAGAAAGTGAATATATTTTTAAAGATAGTATTAATAACAATTCTTTATTTCCTGTTTATAAAAATGTATTTATGAAAATATTTGATAAAGGTTTTTATACTGATAAAGACAAAAACCCTTATGAAATTAAAATTATTTTTTTTATTAAAAATAACTTAAAAACTAAACAAAATTAAGGAATTTAAACAAGTATTAAAAAAAGTAAACAAGATGACAAACACTCAAAAAATAGCAGGATTATTTATTACCACAATCGCAATAGCATTAATAATCAACCAAGTAATTAACAATTTTAACTTTTCAATGTAAAAAAATATGTATCAGGACAAAACCAACAATTTAGAAAAATTAGTGAGAATTTTAGAGCTAATAAACCAACTGCAAAGATATAATTTAACCAATAGTAATTATATCAAAGACATTAACAACGGTTTAGATGACTGTTTTAATATGTCATCATATTATAAAAGTAGAATATCTAAGAACGAGCTTATAATAAATAGGCTAAAAAAGTACTACAATAACACATTTAATAAATTAACAACCTTTAAAAATAATTAAGATGGAAACAGTAAAATTTGAAAACGTATCAGTTTATGTAGCAGGGGTAAACGGCGAGCAACATTTATACCACGAAAATAACGAGTATAAAAATAGAACCAAAGAAGATATTATAAAAGTATTTAAACTTGAGCCTCTGCACTATGCAACACATTTAGACGGTGTGGAGGTTGGAACATTTAAGAGTTTCAATACTTACAACTGGGGAGCTCCTTTTATACTTTGTGGCGTAATGTCTGAGGATATTTACGAGGGAATTGCTTTAGTCAATATACATTTGGGTGGTGATGCTAGAGGTAATTACTCAGAACCTTATATTTGCGAAGAACCTGAGGCCCTACTATCTCAAAACGCTTACCTATTTATTGAATTAAGCAACGGTGATACCTACAACTTTGATTGTGATAATGGCGAAGCTTATTTCAATTTTGATACATTAGACCCTTATTATATTGACTTTGAAAAGGAGTTAACACAAGAACAAATAACGGAATTAGAAGATAAAAACAACAACTAAAAATAAATAACAATGTATAATAAATATCAAGTATCCATAAAATTTTTATTACAGTTAAGCAAAACAAAAAAAGCTTTTCTACTATTTGACCATAAAGACGGCAAAATAACTAACTATATTTTTACTAATGACTTGACAAGATATAGAAACTTATTTGATAGCTGGAAGTTAAACGAGATAATACAACCGCAATTATTAACACTAACAATAGAACTATAAATACTAACATATTACAATAAATTAAGCTGCTGTAAAAGGTAGCTTTTTTTATGCAGTAATTTTTTAATGTATTGAAGACTAGTAATAGTATAGGGATATATGGTAAACACCTAAAATCAAGCTATCTAAGCAACAATTTAACAAAAACAATACTAACATACCAGCTAGAATAGATAGTACTGGTAAGTTAACGTAAAATGAGTTATGGTGGAAGTAAGTTACCCATTCTAATGAATTCAACGAAATATCTTTTCAATAAAAACTAGATATTCAAATCTGAAAAAATAGAAAAAAGTAGTTTACTATAGGCTTGTTTTAGCTTTTTGTAAAGTACTGATTTACAACCTCTACAAAATAAAAGTTGTCGCACATTTTTGAAAACATACGACACTTTTCATTTTCTATGTCTTTCTACTGTTCTTATTGTTACTCCAAGTATATCTGCTATATCTTTATTACTAATATTTGGCTTTAGATTTATTATCTCTAGTACTTTCTGTTTAGTGTTTACATTAGCTTCTCTACTTATCTCTCTTATTTTAACATCTAGGTCAAGTCTTTTTCTCATATTATCTAGATACTTTGCGTGTCTTGCTCTGTACTCCTTACCCCACCTGTATGTATGGAAGTGTATCCAAGACATAGGTTTGTTGTAGTCTTTAAAGTTAGCTGCGTATTGTCTATTCCATTCTCCATTTGTTTTAGACATCCAGATGTATTCGTATCCATCGTATATTACGTTATGGTTAGTTATTTCTTTTAGTTCTTTTAGTTCTTCTGTACTCCAACTTGTCATACATCTATAGTCCATTGTTTAGCCATAGCTTCTGCTATACCTTTAAATGTTTTACTTCTTAATGTTCTTCTTTCTGCTGGTGTTTTAGCTTGTTTAAGAGCATCGAAATACCATTTAGGTTGTTTCTTCTTTACACCCTTCTTAGATATAAACTCTATAAACTCTCCCTTCTCTACTATATCTGTAGGTTTTAGTTTTGGTAGGTTTTTAAGCCATAAGCAGGTACTCTTTTGTGCTTTATCTCCAAACATCCAAGGTTGTATTATTTGCTCTGGTTTTCTTATGTTGCTACTTATAACACTTATGGGGTTTTCAACAGCTATCTTATCTATAGGTGCATCCATTAATCTCTGAACAAAGTCTAATGCTTCTGTCTGGTTTTTCCATCTTTCTTCATTCTTACTACCATCTTTATTGTATAACCATCTTGCACCACTAACTGCTAAAAATGTACAAGGTGGGTGTGCTATCATCATATCCCATCCCTTTTCTATAACTTCAAATACATCTTGTTGGTAGTGCCATTCTGGATGACCTCCACTACAAGGCAATAAATCACAACTAAATGCCTCGTGTCCTAGTTTCCTTAATTCTTTTGTTACTGCTTGGCTTTCCTCACAAGCTACTAATACTCTCATAATTTCTTTGTTTATACATCTATAGTTATTGTATCTTTATTATTCTCCGAGTCTCTTATGAGTTTAAGAATGGAATTGTATCCTTCTATCTCGGAGATATAATTTTTCTTTACGCATCCTATGATGTGCATTAATTTAAGTCTATACTTATCAGACATTAAAGTCCTGTATTAATACCGTTATCAATCACTTCTATTATGTGTCTAAAGGTACTTCTTTCTTGTTCGCCAGTTACATCTGTTCCGTTTAGGAATAATCTGTAGTGGTCTTTCTTTTCTGTTGGTCTTAGTTCTATACTATTCATAATTATCTTTCTTCGTTAAAGTTTAAAAAATCTTCCATCATTTCTTGTGGACAAACGGTACTAGTGTTAGCAGTAAGTTTAAATAGAAACACATCTATGTGTGTACAGAATCTAAAAAACTTTAATTGATTGCTTTGATTAAAAATAAAGTCATAATCATATTCATATTCCATATTCTAGTGGTTTTGATTTCTTTTTACGTTTACAATTCAATTCGTAGATTCTCTTATCTACCTGCTTCTTAAAGCAGAGCTGTGTCCAGAAATATGCTTTATCTTCATTATACTCTTTCATCTCTTTATTCTTCTGTTGTAAGTAAAAAGCAACAGCTTTTAGTTCCTTTATATCTTCTGAATTCCTAATGTAATTAGAGTCTATATTTAGAGCGTTATTATAAAATACAGCAGTTGATAAATTACTCTTTTCCCAATAATACTTTTGAATTGTTAAATGACTTTTATTACTCATCTTCTTTTGGTTTTAAGGTTTCTATTTGTTTCTCTAGTTCTTCTACCTTTCGGTTTAATTTACTTGTAGCTACATACATTGCTGTTATAGCGCTCTCTATGATTTTAAATCTTTCTTGTGCTGTGTGTTTCTTCTTTATACTCATATATTATTATATTAATGTTAGAATTGTTGCAAATACCATTGCTTGTATTATAATAAAAGTAAATATAAATTTAATTAGATTGTACTTAGGATTTGAGTTACTCATAATTTTTTGTATTTGTTTTTTAATAATAAATAGAACTTATCATTGTCGGTTAATTTAAGCTCTAGCAAGTCTTGCTTGGCTTCTTTTCTTCTGTTGCTTACTGGTAGTTTATCTACAAGTTGCTGAATCTTTTGTATTAGTTTTTTTCTGTACATATCTATAATTTTTGTTTTAGTTTCTCAATATACAATGTAGCATCCATTAACTCCTCCTGCAAGTGTTGCAGCCATTCTAAGGTGCTTAAATCGTCTCTATCCATTGTTTTGTTGTACTTCTTTACACCAACATCTGAACGCTTCTTATAGGACTGTACAACTGATTTAACTATACTATCCTCTTGTTCTTGCATTTCTGCCATCTTTTCTCTTGTATTCATTGTTTATTTTG